AACTCTATTTTCGTTAATAGTTCTAAGAATGCTTTCGTAATTAACTGGCTTCCCGTTTAATGTTCCAGCCTTTTTCTTCCAGTCTTTGTTCTGATACTGGTTGCGAGTAAAACTTCCCTGACCTGGGGTATCTAATGCACCTGGACGGTAGCGTGGGTCAACATCGTTCTTTCCAAGGTCTGCAGTGTGCAAAAGAACATCTCCGCCACCACCCATGTTGTGACCACGTACTGATGTGCGAGTCTTTGACGTTCCGTACGATGCCTTTTGTTTTTCAGCAATTCCCATGGCTTGTGCGTCTTTAGGAGTGCTAACTTGAACTGATAAATCTTGGTCTGCAACCCCTGGAGTTGCTGGGTTTTTCCAAACCCCATGAACGGTTGCATCATTTTGACTGGCTAATTCATGATGAGCGTTTCTATAATTTTGAATGTCTTCGGCTTTAATTGGAAGAGCCGTAGGCTTTTCGGCTCCTGCAAAAGAAGTTAGAAACCCTTTACCAGTTACGGGTTTTCTAGTTTTAAAGTTAACGGAACCGCCGTAGCCTTCGTTTATATTGGCAGCAAATTGCTCGTTACTAAGGGATGCGTTTTCCATAGGAACTATGGTCTAGGCTATACTCAGGTTTGTCAGGGTAAAGGGAGGAAAAGATGTTCACCCATCACGTTGCCATAGCAATAGTTAATGAAAATCAATGGCAAGCCATTTGCAACCCCATAAAATGTGGTTGGGTTGGGGCAGTTACTGGTTTAAAGTCGGTGGCGGAGTTTGAACGGGAGATTCACTATATTGAAATTCTTGACCTTGATACACAGCGTGGCCTTCAATAATATGAACTGATTCAACAGCAAATCTTCCAGTCTCTTCGTTGTACCAAACTATTCCCACTCCTTGTTGCCAATTTTCGTAGTGAACTCCTGGTTTACCATCCGCTCCAATTCCTGCGTTAACAGAGGGCACAGCACCGTCAACCCGACATAAACATCCTGGGCTAAACGCGACGCTTCTAATAGGTCCTGTTGAATCGAACGTAGTTCTGTACTGAAGTTCGATTCGATGTATGTGCCCGTAGATTGTTGATAGGTGCGGTGTGTCGTTTGTGTAGGCTGCTGCAGTTGAGCCGTTGCTTCGTACTTTTGTACCGTGCATGGCTCTGAGATACTTACCAAGCCATACTTGGCTTTCTTGCGACGGATACTTGTCATAAAACTCTACTCCTAATTCGTCTAAGCACAATAAGTTCTTAACACTTAAAACTGGGTCTCCATCTAAATCGTTTGCTTTCTTTAAGCCGTAAGAGGCTGCAGCATTACGAGTCGCGTGGAGGTTTAAGCGGTTATCGTGATTTCCTTCCAATAGAACTATACGTGTTTTTGGAGCAATCGCTCTTTGCTTTGCTAAAAACTCGTGCCCATAGTTAATCGCAAGTTGAGTGGTATTGGCAAATGCTGCTTCTTGAATGAACCTAGAGTGCTCAGGCAGGTCTAAGAAATCACCTAAATTAATAGCGACATCGATACCAAACTTCTCTTGAACATACGCCATGATTTGTAAAGCGACATCAATAGCCTGTACGTCATGGAATGGGTCAAGAGTTCCATCTTCGTATCGTCTAAATCCAATTTGAGGGTCAGGCAAAATAAATGCACATCGCATTTTAGTGTGTGACTTATCGTGTTCTGTAGGGGTCCAACCAATACTTACATTTACTGGGTCTGCTGGTCGGATGATTTCCCATTTAGGTCCTTCGTTCCACGCGGGGTGGATAACGAACTTAAGACCTTCAAGGTCGTGAACAGTTGCGTTACCGTCTTCGTCTTTCGTGACGGTCTGATAACTCGATAACCTAACCGTAGAAATATGACCAATGTCGTCCGCATCAAACCCATTTTTTTCAAGGAGTTCTTTTATCTTGGAAGACTCTGCGGTCTTTTGTAATTCTTCCCATTGCTTTCCTTTATCTACCGACATGCACATGCCCCCGAACGATGCGTTCTCATGGTGTCTTTGCACATGGGAATGTTAATTACGGGAGTAAGTTCTCTAAATAACTCTGAGTGTCCTAAGTTTGAAGCAAGAAGGGTGTCAATAATTTCTCGTTTGTCTTCAGAAAGGCTGTCTAACCATTTAGCAAACTTGCACTTATTTGGTTTAACAGGTCTGTCGTTTAGATTGACAAGTAGTTTTTTAAAGTCATCAAGTGATGGTTCCATTAGAGTGTCCATGTCTTCCCTCTCGTAAAGAATTTCTTAAAGAAATCCTACCGAATACAGTGGGAAAAGTTACGAATAAATTAGCGTGTCGCAGACCTATTCTTGGCTACGTGTTGGACCATCATCAAACTTATAAAAAGACCCAGCGGTCTGTTTTGACAACGGTGTTGGCGTACCGTATGGGTCGCCTTTGTTAGACCATGCAGTACGTGCGGAAGCAGTGGACATGTTTGAAGCACCTAACGAAGTAGGTGAACCTGCCCCTTGGTACGGCTGTAAAGCGTTGCCAGTTTGTGAAGCAGACTGGTTTCTATTTCCGTTCATTGCGATTACCGCATTGAATCAGAAGCAGCACCAGAAAATCCTTGACGTGCTCCCATTGTGCTTGGAACAACGCGACCATTTGTCATAGTGCCACTTGCACATGGGTCAACACAGCCTAACTTTGCTGTAATGCGACCTGCTGCACCAAGACGTTCTCCAGAACCAGCGTCAACTTTAACTGGGGTACGGCGAGGCTTTGGTCCCATTGCTGTTGGGTCACCTGACTTGCCATGCTTTTTTGGAATTAACGTTCCAACCATTTGACCAACAGACATCTTTGCACTTCCTGATGCCATCATTGCACCAAGATTGTCTGGCATATCAACTGTTGTTTTAGGTGTTGCGCTAAGAGTGCTACTTGCTGCTCCAGCACGACGACGCATTGCCTGTCCCATTTTTCTGTAATCTGACATCTTAACTCCCTTGTGCCCTAAAAGAAGGATACCTTCTTTTAACTGACTTGAATGCTAAAAACGATAGCAGAAATTTCACCATCGCGGGACTCAATCGTAGTGAATCCTGGTTTGCAAGTAAGGTCTAGTCCTCTAGGGGCTACATACCCACGAGCAATTGCTATGGCTTTTACTGCTTGATTTACTGCTCCAGCCCCGACAGCACGCAATTTGACTTGATGGTCAGCGTAAAGGGCATGAGCGATTGCTGAAGCAACGCTTTGAGGGTTACTTCCTGCACTAACCCGAAGAAAGTTTTCTTCGGTTGAAGCATCTGTTGATTCGATATTTGACACGAGTTTGTGTTCCTTTGCTACGTTTTGTGTGCCCACCACTTAGTAACCATAGGTTCAAAACCAGTATAAATCAGCCTAAACGTGGCTCATCTCTGTATTTAGGGTCCTTCATTTGCTGAATTACCGCATTTTCTACAGCATTTATACCCACCCCACGAATTAATCTGGCTAGGGCATAGGAGTCCGCTGCGTTGTCATCGTTAAACTCAATCCCCCAACGTTTGTACATCTGAAGCAGCATCTCCTGCTTTTTAGAGTTGCCCTTTCCTGAAGCAAACTTCTTTAAGGTCATGGGAGGAACTTGTAGCGGGTAGACGTTGTTATAAAGAAGTTCTAATTTTACTGCTCCTGCTAACTCTCCAAGTTTTAATGCTGCTGGGCTTTGTAAAACAGAGCCTTCCATAGCAACATCAAGTACCTTTCCCCCACGGGCTTCATATTCATAAAAAACTTCTCGCATAAATTCTTGAATATCTTTTAGTCTTTCTACACCAAAATTCGGTGACTTATAAACCCACGAAGTGTATTTATTGGGGTCATTAGATTGTAAAAAAGTGATGGCAAATCCTGTTAAAGATTGGTCAATACCTGCATAAACTTCTTGCCCAACCTCTAACCCACCATCAAATTGTTTTGTCATACGTTTTCTTGACTAAGAACTCTAGTTGTTCAAGGTTTCCATCGTTGACTAATATATTGTCGAAGTTGTAGTCATCCAGTTCCCATTCAGAAACATGGGTGTTTACAGGTTCAACTCCTGGTCTTTGAACTCTCCAGATATGCCCTCCGTGATTTTGTATAACCTCTGCTTCATTCTGAAACCTAACATCTGCAATTACGTAGTTCCCATCTTCTCTCATTTTACTAAAAGCAGCCATAATCCAAACGTCTTTATAGATGTGTACACGAGCAGAATATCCAAGATATTGAAGCATTTCACGAACTTCAGAATTTTGCTTAGCAATATCCCATCCGTATTCATCAACTAAATCAACCAAAGAGTTACCGTTAATTTTAGGGTCAATTGCGTAAAGGATTTTACGAATAGGGTCTGCAAAAGATACGCATTCAAACCCATAGTGATTTACAAGGACTTTAGCAACGGTATCTTTTCCAGAGCGTGCATATCCTGATAGACCGATAATCATGACGAGTACTTGTCCTTTCGATTTGCACGAAAGTCAGAGGCACGTCGAGTTAACTCACGAGATACTAAAGCAGTGTCTCGTTCTAGGTTATAGAACATTGACTCTATCATTTTACGATACGCATAAACTTTATCAAGTTCTTCTGTTAATTTTAATATTTTAGGGTCAATAGAAACTTCGGCTTTAATACCAGTAATTCGTTCCCCTGTAATTTTTTGAGTCATACGATTCACCATCAGTTTTGCAGAAGCAACCTCTAAAGTTCTATCTGCTGCACGCTCATCAATTTGTGCTGCTGAAAGTTGTGTAGCAACGTAGTTAGACCATGCTGTAAGTTGGCTAAATAAAGCACTCAACTCTTCGCTATCTAAAATAGTTAACTCTTTTGGCATTAAAGGAAACACAGACTGTTGTGGAGCATAGGTAAACCCCTGGTCTAATAAAGAGTTTATTGCTTCTTCTGATGCTGGTCCTAGTTTTAAACTCATTTTACTCCTCCAAATTGTTGACACTGTTTACACCCAAGAGAACCGTTATTACTACATTCTAACGGAGTACCTGCTTCTACAGCCTCACAGACTCGTTTGGCTTTTAAGAACTTGCTTTCTACTAACTCAAAGTCCGCTTTAATTACAAACTCTTTGTAGTCTTGGTCAGCCTTTAACTCATAAAGAAAAACTATTTCCTTTACTTCATGACCTAGCCGTCTCATTAATTCAAGGTAAATCTGACCTTGCATAACGTGAGTGCTAAAGGGACGACGAATACTTCGCCATGCTGCTTGTAAATCCCCGTCTGCTTTGGCTATTAAGTCGGGAGCCTCAATGCGAATTGTTCCAACACCAATGGATTTAATTTCAATAAGGCAATCTTCTCCGATGCCTTTTATCCAACCATCAGCATGTCCTGCAATCCTAAGTTCGTCGTAAACCAGGGGAACTTCTTTATAAACCTTATTTGGAATGCCAACAAGGTCTTTAGAAGTTGCCCAACTTTTATTGTTGGGTGTTCCTAAATCCCAGTACCCATGCAATACACCCATTTCACTAAACCAGTTTTGCCATTTAGCATGAATAGAGTGCCCCTCATCAAAAATTGACTGAAGTCGTAAATTTGGGTTTTCTTTCTTGACGGGTACACCAGACAAGGCAAAGTAAGAAGCACGCAAGCACCAGTCAGACTTTGCCATCTCAGAAGGATGTAGAACATCTGTTCGACGAACTTCTGGTGTCTTTGCCAAAAGATGACGTTCAATATCGCCAATTAGTCTGGGGTTAGACTTCTTAGCATCTAAGAACCGTTTTAAATCACTCATTCCAGTCATCCAATCGCATTATGTATTCCTTTAAAGTCATCTTCTTTTTGTAAGACAACTTCCATTTCCGTATCTGTGCATTCCGTTCTCTGTGAGAAAGACCGCCCCAAATTCCATGGGGTTCTTCTCTTTCTACAGCATCCCACAGACAATTAAGTCGTACGGGACACGGGTTTTTTCCATTTTCTCCTAAACAATAAGTCTTGGCTTCATCAGCAACGACTTTGTAAAGTTCTTTATCTCGTGGAGGGTAAAAGATGTCGGTGTCTGCAACACCCTTGCACCTTGCTTCATATCGCCACGACCAAGACGGTTGTTCATCCATTGACAATTCCTGTTCATAAGTTATCTCTCATTTCTAGGTAATCGTCTTCAAGGAGAACCACGTAGTTCTCCCCATCTAGGTGTAAACCAAGTACGGGTATTCGGTTATCTAAGATTGCTTCTCTCGTAATCTTTTTTAAGACATCGGACTTAATAGTGACCTGTTTTTTACCAGTCCACTTGTGTTCAATCAGCAAGTCCTTCGACCTTACGTCTCCCTTTCTAGACCAAAAGGCTCCAGAAGCAGCATTAACAGAACCGTCGACTAATTTAGCAAGACGCTTCTCATGTTTTTGTGACTGCTTCTGACCTTCTGATTTCATTTATTTAACTGCGACTCTTGTTTTGGCCCAATAGCCACAAGAGTCAAAGCAACCGTTTCTACTATGTCTGTCACAATAATCATTAAATCTTCAGGGTGGCCTCGTTCTTTTAGCCATTTACCTGTGTACATGCTTTGTTTCTGTAGTACAACAGGGACAACTATATCTAAAAAGTCTTCCATTGATAGGAACCAAGGAGGACCGACAATCGTGTCTTCGTAGATGCTTGCCTTTACTTTACCCAAGAGTGATTACCTGCTTTCTTAAATCGTCCATCAGTTCAATCTCTTCTCGAATAGAAGCAATTACAGCCTCAGTTCCTTGCCATTTACGGTCACCATAGTAATACCAACCCCCTTTTCGTTCTATGATGCCACTAACAACTGACATGGCAGCAATCTCTTTAGCAAAGTCGTATTGCCCTGGTTCACAATCTCCACCTTTATCAAAGTAGAAATCAAAGTAAGCCACTCTTTGAGGTGGGGCAGTTTTATTTTTTAGTGTTCTAACCTTGATGGTTTGCCCGACTCTCTTCTTGTCGTTACCGCTTCCTGCTTCAATCCAATCATCACGACGAATTTCAGAGCGAGTAAAGAATGCGTAGTTCTTACCTTCGCCTCCAGGAGTTGTTCGAGGGTCTCCGTGCATTACTCCAATTTTCATACGATACTGATTAATAATTAAGCCTAAAACGGCTCTCTCATCTTCAACTAAACTTCTTTTCATAGCAGACCCAACAACTCTAAAGAACTTGTTAGTTAACAAGGCTCCTCTTCCAACAGTCATTTCATCCATGTTTTTTTCCATCTCAGGCATTGGAGAAAGAGCGGGTAGCGAATCAATAACAATTGCATCAACGGCTTTTGAATTAGCAAACTCAATCACAGATTGATAAGCCTCTTCCATAATGCTGGTTTCAATTACAATTATTTTAGAAGAATCGACTCCACACATTTCGGCATACTCTGGAACCCACTGTTCTGCAGCAACCCATACAGTTGTGTAATCAGGGTTTAACTTTTGGTTAGCAGCAATACACTTTAAAGCGACAGCAGTTTTACCGTGAGAAGACTCTCCCACTAACTCATTCCATTGATTTCCTGGAAAACCTCCACCAAGAACATAGTCTAACGTAGTTGAGCCTGAAGTAATCCGAGGAATTAAGTCGCTTCTAATGTCAGAAGCCTTTACTACAACGTTCTCCCCAAACTTTTTATTTAATTGAGCCAAGACCTTTAAGGCTTCTGCATTCATCCGTCAATCCTTCCAATTATTTGCTGTGGGTTAAAGTTATTTGCTGTGTCGTTTCCTGCAGCAGACTTTGTTGAGCCTTCTACATTTGCGCCTGTTAGTGCGCCATATCTACTTCCTGATTGACTAATTGGATAACCACAATCGTAACAACGTGGAGCAGCATTTGATACTGCCATGTAGTTATTACTGCTGCATTCAGGACAACGTTGCGTCTGTCCAGCACTGCCAATACGCAGGTTTGGTTGTGGTTGTGGGGGAACGTAAGGAGTCATGGGCTGTTGAGACGGAGGCATTGGTGGAGATGAATCTTGTCTTGGTTGTGGAACTTGTCCTTGTAACTTCTTTGACCACCAGTCAGCACTCATTTTTGTACACTCCTTGGAACTATAGGACCGAGACTAAGTAAGCCTATATCAACCAACTGACAAATAGCCCCCGTTACAGAAGCAATTGCAATTTGATGTGACCTAGAAAAATAGTAGTCCCAGTACTCTTCGGGGGCTTCATGGGCTTCTTCTCCCATTTTGGTTCGTTGCAATTCAGTAGTTGCTTTTGCCACTTGATAACACTGGGCAACAATTAAAGGCATTAAGTATTCAATCTTGCTAAATCGTTTATCGCTATCTTGTTGCTCTCTTTCAGCAACCTCATCACTTACGTAGGAAGCACCAGCAATAACGCTTAACGCAAAAGCATCTTGAAGTTGTGAGTCTAAGAACATTCCCCTCATGCGATACATAATTTCTGCTGTAAGCATGTCTTGGTCTACTGCTGGAGGTCTTCGTTTTTTAAAGAATCTCACTTTGCTTGCCCCCATTTCTGTACTATGTGTGTGTCAGCAATTAAAGGTACAAGCATGTCTGGGAGTTTTACTCCCTCCATAGACTCTCTAATGGCTGAGGCTGTTGCTTCGGCTAAGTGGTCAGGAGCAATTGTGACTAACTCATCGTGCACAGTCAATAGGACATTCACTGTAGGTTCGCCTACAAAACAAGAATGTGCTCTAACCATGGCTAATTTGATTAAATCTGCAGCAGAACCTTGGATAACGGTGTTAAACGCTTGGCGTTCTGCTCTAGATTTTGGACCAAGGTCTTTACTTAAAATTTCAGGTATGTAACGTCGTCTTCCCAAAATTGTCTGCACAAAAGGTAGCGGTCTTTGTTGCTTAGCAAACCTAATAATTTGATTTCTATAACGGTTAATGTCTTTAAACCTGTCATTAAACAAATCCATTAACTGATGTGCTTCTTTTACAGTACAACCAATTTGGTCTGCAATCTTTTCTGGACCAATTCCATAAGCAATTGCTAGTACTAAAACCTTCCCTGCTTTTCTATCGACCCCCATTCGTTCTCCAATAGTGGTGTAAATGTCTCCACCATCTAAGTAGTTCTTAACGAATGCAGGGTCTTTTGAAAAAGAAGCAATGATTCTTGGCTCAATCTGAGAGTAATCAGCAACAATAAGTTTGTGACCTGGTGGTGCAATAAATAAATCACGTATGAGTTTGCCGTACTCTCCTGAGTTAGGAATATTTTGTAAGTTAGGTTCGCTACTAGAAAAGCGTCCTGTCTTTGTTCCATGCGATTTAAAGTTAGTATGAACCTTACCGTTTACTAAAAGACTTTGACGTTCTGTAGTCTTTGATTTACCAGCAGTGGTTCTTGTAACTTCACCACCTGAATACGGAGTAACGTAAGTAGTCATTAGTTTGTTTAAATCTTGATAGCGCATAATGGCTGCTACTAATGGGTCTTTTTCTCTGTAATAGTCTAACGCTTCAGAACTTACAGAGTAATGGCTTATCAACACTTCTTGCCCACTCTTCATGGCTTCAAAACCCTTGGGAGTTAGTGCAATCTTAATGGTCTTATTTGGACGAATGCCTCTACCGCCTTCAGACTTTGGCGTAAACAACAGTTTTTGTTTTTCTGGAATAGAGTTCATGTGAAACTCACGCCCAGCAATTTTGTA